TATTACAACAAGCGCACCGGTGAAGTTATGGCCGCACCTCGTTGGATCTCACAACTATCTAAGAACCAGCCATCATTCATCACTCTTAACTGGCTCGTTGACTCACTTCTATTTTACGGCGTTGCTTACTTGCGCGTTACAGAGCGCTACGCAGAGGATGGCCGACCATCAGCCTTTGAGTGGATCGCTAACACTCGCGTAACTTATACGACTGATCTTGAAGGCATAATGATTACTCAGTATTATGTTGATATTCAGCCTATCGACATGAACGATATTGTAACTATTCAAGGATTAGATGAAGGCGTGTTAGAGCGCACTGGCCGCACCATTCAGAGCGCTATCGACATCAACAAGGCCGCATCAGTAGCCTCAGCAACTCCAATGTCTAGCGGTATCTTAAAGAATACTGGCGCGGATTTGCCACCTGCTGAAGTCTCTGGACTTCTTGCTGCTTGGAAGCGTAGCAGAAATAACAACAGTACGGCTTATTTGACCTCGACTCTTGAGTTCCAGTCCACACAGTTCTCACCTAAAGACATGATGTATAACGAGGCAATTCAGAACTTATCTACTGAAATTGCTCGCGCTATGAATGTTCCTGCTTACTATTTATCAGCAGATCAGAACACCACAATGACTTATGCAAATGTCCAAGATGAGCGCAAGCAGTTCTACGCGCTATCCATCGAGCCTTACATCCAAGCAATTCAGGCTCGCCTTAGCATGGACGATATCTCAACAAGCGGCCACGAGGTTCGCTTCGCGGTCTTTGATACATTCTTAAAGAATGATCCGCTAGTAGAACTTCAGGTTCTTGAGAAGTTGCTAACTCTCGGACTTATTACAACTGAACAAGCGATGGAAATGACTGACTTAACACCTAACGGAAGTGAGGGGATCTCGTAATGGAGACTCTATACATCGAAGCATCATCTATTGAATGCAGCGAGGAACGCCGCGAAATCTCAGGCAAGATCGTGCCTATGGGAACTGGCGAAATCGGTAACACTAATCTTGGCGGCGTAGTCTTTGAAGCAGGATCTATTGAGATAGATGATCCTTCTAAGATCAAGTTGCTATCACAGCATGATGTTAAGAAGCCTATCGGCCGCATGGTTACTGCCACAGTTCGCCCAGATGGCATCTATGCAACATTCAAACTTAGCCGCTCAACCGGCGGAAATGACGCGCTAGTTATGGCGCAAGAAGGACTCGTAAGCGGTCTTTCAGTAGGTGCAGAGATCATCGCATCCGCACCTTCACGCTCTGGACACACAGTAGTCACAGCAGCCAAGTTAAAAGAAGTTTCTCTAGTTACTGAGCCAGCCTTTAAGTCTGCTCAGGTATTAGAGATCGCAGCAGAGGAAGTTGAACTCCCTGCTGAACCAAACACACAACCAGAAAGCGAGGCGGTCGTGGAAAATACTCCAGACACCGTAGCAGCACCAGAAGTTGAGGCAACGGCTGTTGAAGCCGCACGCGCAACTGTTCCAGCAATGGCTTATGCAAAAGAGCGCGTTGCACCAATTTCATCAGCACAATATCTAGAAGCATCTATCAAGTCTGCTCTAGGCGATGACGAAGCACGCCGCACAGTTCGTGCAGCAGATGACTCAACATCTACTAACACAGGCTTGACACTTCCACAGCACCTTAACTCATTCATCACAGACACCTTTTCGGGCCGTCCTGCTTTTGATGCGGTAACTCGTCAGGCACTCGTGGAAAGCGGCATGTCCTTTACAGTTCCACGCCTTTACACAAACGCTTCATCAGCAGACACAGCACCAGCAGTCGCAGATGTTAACGAAGGCGCATCTGTTACAGATACAGGCATGACTTCTGCTTATGACACAGTTTCAGTTAACAAGTTCGCCGGTCTAAACCGCGTTTCATGGGAACTCATCGACCGTTCATCTCCAGCATTCATGGAACTGCTCATGGCAGAACTCCGCAAGGCTTACGAGTCAGCAACAGACAAGGCACTTATCGCCGCGTTCACAGCTAACGGAACTCAAGCAGCTAACGTTGCAACAACAGCAGCAGGACTCCAGTCATTCATCTCTGTAGAAGGCGCAGCCGCATACAAGGGAACTGGCGGAGACTTCGCTAACAAGTTGGTCGCTTCAACTGACCAATGGGCTGCTATCTCAGGATACGCAGACACAACAGGCCGCGCACTTTACTCAGCGCAAGGCCCAACAATGAACGCATCAGGCGGCGCAGGAGTTGCTTCATCTACACGTGGCAACATCCTCGGAACTGATCTAATCGTTGATCACAACATCACAACTTCAGGTATCGCAGACGAGTCTGCATTCCTCGTTGCACCAGGTTCAGTCTATGTCTGGGAGTCACCACAGACACAGCTTCGCCTAAACGTTCTGACTACAGGCGAGTTGGAAATTGCCCTTTATGGTTACTTGGCAATTTACGTAGGCAAATCAGGCAAGGGCGTACGTCGCTTCGCGGTGGCGTAGTCCAGCAACAAACTAAGTCGCTGGCGGCCTAGTGCCCTTCTAGGCCGCCAGTCTTTAGAAAGAGGATCAAATGTCTTACACAACAGTTGCAGAACTCCGCACCGCTCTCGGTGTTGGTACTCTGTACGCTGACGCAACCTTGCAAGAGGTCTGCGATGCTGCGGACAATGTGTTGATCCCTTTTCTATGGAAAAATACCGAACCGATTATTGGGCATAGCAACACCGCTACAACCGGCACTTCTTACTTTAATGACTACGTTAATGACGTGTTCTACGTCGGCCAGAGCGTAACGATTACAGGCTGCGGATCTAAACACAACGGTAGCAAGACAATTACAGGCGTTGGTGAGAAAGAAATTACTTACGCGATCTCTGGCAACAACAACACACCTGCGCCTTATCATCCTGTTAACCCTTATGGCGTAGCAACTGCCGAGACTTATACAGATTACTCAACAATTCCAGCGATCCAAGAAGCAAGCCTAATGATCTCGATCGACATCTGGCAAAGCCGCCAAGCGCCTTCAAGCGGTGGCGTTACAGTTGACGGATACGCTCCAAGCCCTTATCGCATGGGTAACACTTTGCTTGCCCGCGTTCGTGGCTTGCTCGCACCATATCTCGATCCGCGCAGCATGGTTGGTTAACCATGACTGCAGCCATATCAACCCTTCGCGCCACTATTGCAGCAGCTTTAGTCGATAACGCTTTATGGTCGGTCTTTAGTTTTCCACCGGCAACACCGATCGCAAATAGCATCGTGGTTAGCCCTGCCGATCCTTACGTCACGCCAAACAACAACAGCCGCAACACTATTGCGCCTACTGCTAATTTTAATCTGAATGTGTTCGTGCCTTTGCTTGATAACGAAGGCAACCTCAATGGTATTGAAGAAATGCTGGTCGCTATGTTTAACAAGTTATCAGCTTCTTCTATCGTCTATAATGTGGGAGATGTGAGCGCGCCTAGCGTTCTAAATGCCGCATCAGGCGATCTTTTAACCTGCTCAATGCAGGTCTCAGTCCTAACGAGTTGGAGTTAATTATGTCCGAGTGGGAACAAGAACAAGCGGCCTTCCTGAAGAAAATCGGGCAGGTAGCACCAGCAGCACCAGCACCAAAACCAACTACCAAGAAAGATGAGGAATAACTGAAATGGCAGTATTTCTAAACAATGGCGTAGTTTTGACGGTCAATTCAGTTGACCTCTCAGATCACGTAACAAGCATCACGATCAACCGTACATTCGATGAACTCGAAGTTACAGCAATGGGTGACTCAGGCCACAAGTTCGTAAAAGGCTTGGAAGCATCATCAGTGACTATCGACTTCCTAAACGACACAGCAACAAGCGAAGTTCTTCAGACACTTCAAGCCGCTTACGGTACATCTGTAACAGTCACAGCTAAGCAGACTTCAGCAGCAACATCAGCGACTAACCCGCTTTACACAATGACTTGCCTAGTCAACAACCTAACCGACATTAACGGCGCAGTTGGCGATCTATCAACTCAGAGCGTAACTTGGACAGTCAACGGTACTGTTGCAGTAACCACTTCCTAATAACTAACTAAGGGGCAAAAATGGCAAAACTAAAGGTAACAAGGGCAGACGGAAGCGTTAACGAGTACCAGATCACTCCAGCGATCGAGTACGCCTTCGAGCAATATGCAAAGAAGGGCTTTCACAAAGCCTTTAGAGATGACGAAAAGCAAAGCGATGTTTATTGGCTTTGCTGGGAAGCAATTCGTCGGTCGGGTGAAACCGTGAAACCCTTCGGAGAGTCATTCCTTGAGACATTGACGCGAGTCGAGGTCTTAGACGATGACCCTTTGGAGTAACGCGGGAGTCCTTCACCTATCTCGTTGCGAGACTATCGCTCGAGACAGGACTCTCGCCTCAGACTTTAATTGAACTAGATCACACGATGTTCAGTACTTTATTACAAGCCCTGAAAGATAGAGCAAAGGAGCAAGCGGATGCCAGTCGAACTAAAAGGCGCAAATAATCTCCGCAAAGCCCTACGCAAGTTTGAGCCTGATCTAGCCAAGCAAACTACAAAGGAAATGGCTGCTGCACTCAAGCCAATTACTAACAAGGCCAGAGGCTACTTGCCAGCTAATAGCCAAATGCTATCTGGTTGGACTTCAGCTACATCTTCGGCGGATACCGTTAACTATCGCGTATTTCCTAAGTACGATCAAACTGAAGCCAAGCGCGGGGTTAAATACTCAACCGCAAGATCAAAGCCCAATAAGCGTGGC